AGTGACTTCCACTCGTACCGGGCGGCACTAATATTCTCATTGTCAGTCGTCGATAAAGCCTCGGAACCTGAATACCATCCGGCTGCTGTTGTTTGAGCATAGTTGAGAGGTACGTCTATAGTCGTACCGCCTGAACATGATGAATACTGACCACTTTTCATAAGTCTTTTTAAAAGCGGATTGCTATCAAATATATTGTCGTACATGCGAGGAATTATTTTTTTCTGCGTAATTGCAGTTAGCTGGTCTAAAGATACTGACATTATGTACTCCTTTTATAAAAGTCCTAACTCTTTTGCGCCATCCATGGCTAAATTAGCGTACCTAAACACGCCTTTTTTTGGCGGCTTAACGCCTGTTTGTATAAGACTCTTGCTGCTTTCTGCTAAAAAGCCCTTTTTAGTCCTATCTTGTAATTCTTTTGCGGCAGCCTCTTTCGCTTTTGTGATCTGTTTAGACATAATGTCGTCAAACATGAGATCTCTAAAAGCAGCCTTCACAGAATGAATGCCATTGACTCTAGCATGTTCTAAGATCTGCATTTCAAGACTCATTCCTGTTCGCGGATCTGTGTGCGAAAGATCGTAATCTGGATAGTTTTTCTTGATATCCTCAAACTGCTTTGCAAGTATTGCGTCTTCTTCAGCCTCTTTTCTAAGCTGCATATCCTTTTGGAATTGTTCTTTAAACATTCTAAGCTCATCAAATTCCTTTTTGAGAGCTTCAGGAATATCTTTAGCTTCGGCTTCTGTAGATTGTTTTCCTCTATTTTCCCATGCATTTTTCACATGCTCGGCCCACTCAGGATTATCGGAAGCATACTTATCGTACTGCTCCCATTTTGATCTCATCTGATTGACCTGATTTTTTTCAGCTTCGAAGGCTTCTTGTCTTGATTTAAACTCATTCATATGCTGAGCATAATTATATCCTTGAGAAGCTCTCTGTAAAATCGTGTCTAAATCTTCTTCGATCTCTTTCCCGTTAGCTTGATACTTAAACAATTGCCTCGCTGGCTCCTGCTGTGGCGCTGGCTGGCTGTTGTCCTCAATATTCGAATTTTCCAAATCTGGACTAGATTCTTGTATGTCGGATACATCTAAATCATATGACATAATATGTTACACTCCTGCTTGTGAATATGGAACTGCACCTGGTGACTGCTCAACGGGCATAGGCTGACCACCGCCACCGCCTTGAGTTTCTCCCGTTAATTCGCTGACTATAGACATATACTCTTGCATAACGCCCTGCATACGGCCCTTGAGATCATCAGGGGCATTGGATTGCATAACTGCATCGGTGACAACAGCCAAACCGTTAGCTATATCCATAAAGACTTGACCAGTATCACCGCCACCGCCACCGCCCTGCTGCATTTGTTCTTGATTCATTCCTTCATCCATTTAAAAACCCTTTATTGTTGCGGCTGTTGTTGAGCAGCCATTTGTTGCATCTCAGCAAGCCTTACTAATACTTTTTCTTTATTCGGATACTCGATACGAGTTAAAACCTCTTCGGCATCTATTATGCCCCTATCAAATAGAGCAAGAGCTTTTCTCTCATTGTCTGCGACATCGAAAGGTAATTCGCTACCTGTTGTTACTCTTACATCTAGATCACCCTTGAGGATTAGTTTCTTTTCTGGCCCTTCTATTAACTCGCCTCTCATGTTTTCTTCAAAGTCGCTATAAATAGCCATTCTTTGGCCCTGATCATCTTTTTCAACTCTGAATTTTCTAAAAAGCTGCGATCCATCCTTCGAAGTCATGCGAAAGATTTTAGGTACAGTATAAAATTCAAAAACTCGATTCATGTATAATCTACCTGCGTCTTTCATATACATATCGAGATTTCTTTGTTTTTGACGAATTCGTGTTCGAGAAGCTCTTATTAATTGCTCGATTGCACTAGCTGCTGTAACGCCACCAGGGGCATCACCCTGACTAAATTCGCTTTGCCCTGCCATTGTGTTAAACCAGCTTTGTAAGCGATCAAGAGCCGAGAAAAAAGTAGGGTTTATGCTTACTCCTGGCTCTCTTTTTACTTCGCTACCGGGGTTTTTTTCAACAACACCGCCAGGAATATTAGCAAGGTTATCGACATCAACTTCGCTATTAGAGTCAACTATCCATATAGGATTTCCTGTGAGCGCCATGCCATCGAGAATAAAATTTAACATTTTGTTAAAAGTTATTTGTGTACTTTCAAGCTGCTCACATTCAGACACTCCCCAAAATTCTCTCGGAAGAATGTAATTATTAAATTTTGAAAATGGGAATAATGCGTCTTCAAAAGGTAAAGGCCCATCATGCAATACGATATTATTAGCTATGACTATATGCCTACCGTTCGGATAAGCTTTTTTAACTGTATATTTTTCTTCGCCATCTTCTGACTCTTCTTTTTGCTCTTCAACATCGCTCGGCTTCATAAAGCATTCTATGACAAATGTCCTACAAATATCATCTTGCCCAGTTTCATGACTTCCGAAAGATCCTTCGGCCATCTGTCTGTCAGAGTTAAAATAAGTCATCGTAAATTTTTTAAGATCTGTTTTTTCTTTTTTTATGCGATCAAAAATATCAGCCTTTATAAATTCAGCTTTTTCCGGAAAGGCTCTCTTAAGCTTATCAGTCGCTACTGGCCTAGCATAAAATAAGGTATCATTTTCCTCACAGTTAACATCATTAGCGTCAGGATGCGGGTAAAGATGAAAAATATCTTCTGTGTTATAACTAGCACTACCTAATCCATAATTATCCTCTTGATTATATCCGACATACGAAAAACTTGTTCCGTAAACCCAGCCATCGAATAAAACTTCGAATATAACTTTTAACCAGTTATTATTTTCAAAATCGCTCTCAGCAATTGAATCTAAAACTTCTGCGAATTCTCGGTCGCTTGGCTCTTTTGGTAAAAATGAAAATCTTGGTCTAACATCTGTTTGCAGAGGGATCTGGCTTTGAATTGTCTGCCAAATTAGATTTACAACTTCTGAGTTTTTCCACCTAGGCCGTCTATAATCCCACTGCTGACCTCTCACAAGCTTATAATAATCAAGCCATCTGTGATCATAACGCTTTCGATAATTTTTAAATTTATAAAAAGTTTCTTTGGTCTTTTTGACTAAAGCCTCTTCTTCATCTGTTTGATCTATATTCGGCGAAGCTTTAAACTCATCAAAGCTCTCATGAGTATATTGTTCATTCATAAACTTTAGCCCAGCTTGTTAATCTTTTTTCTTCTCTTGATTTATCAAAATACTTGTGAATTGATTCAGGCTTTTCGTTGCCTATTTCTTCAACACCCATTCTTTTGCATAATTCTCTTTTGTGTGATCTATTTCTAACAACACAGCCAAGGCCGGGGTTAAATTCAGCATTTTCAACTTTTTCATACAGAAAGCCATTGCCACCAGTTATGCGTCTATCTTTTGATATCAATTTATGATCACAATTGAGACAAAGCTCATTACGATCAATATCAACTATTTTTTTAACAATAGAGTTTTCACTGTTACAATTTGGGCAAACATATAAATATGTTGGCATTTTAAAACCTATTTATTTGTTAGCTGATTATAATCAATGATCCGGTAGGATTATTACATAATAATTAATTAGATTGCATTAGTCCAGTTTTCTCTTCTTTTTTTCTTCTTTAATTTTTCAATCTCAGTATCAAAAAGAACTGATTTACTGTGTGAGTTTTTTTGTTCGATTTGTGAATGGGTAGAGAATCTATTCCTCTTAGCTCCGAATAGCTTATATGTGTCTGCTGTTATGTATCTAATACAATCCATTGTGTGATTATCTTTATCAACAGGAAGCTCATCTCTTTGAGTCTGATCAGGTTTTAAATCTTTGATTTCAGGGTAGTGGTACATTTCATATTCATCAATGACATGTGGGCAACGCCCTTCAAAGACAGCATACTTTTCCGATCTCATAAGCTCATAATGTTTATCAATGCCTATTCTTATGTCATTATTTGCAGCAATAACAGTGTGTCCATCCCTACAAAGTTCGTTGATGTAATCGGGCCGAGAGGGATCGGCTAGAAATCTTTTAACTTTGATTCCTAGTGTTGTCCTAATACGGTTTAGAGTCGCTTTCATCTCAGTGATAGTTTGATTCGTTTTATAGTGTTCAAATATATCAAAGTGAAAGCCATC